ATAGCGCCTATCATCAACAGCAAACACTAAACCATTAGAGTCGTTAATCATCCCAAGCATTGCCTCTGCGCCAATTTTGGGTACAGAGGTAAAACCATATTCTTGAAGTCGTGGCGCTTCGTGAACTTGGCCATCAAGTGTTTTTATTTGAAGTATTTGAATGCCATTATTATCGTACGCGAGCGTAACAATGCCGCGCACTAATTTACGCGCCAGACGTTGTGCTAATTTCTTGACCAAAAATATCACCCCAATCTTGCTCTGCCGACTCGCTTCTAATTGTTAGCTTTTGAACTGTGAAAGCCTCTTTTGGCATAACAGTTATTTCGCTTTGCTTACCATCGGGACCATAAGAAAACCTAACCGCTGATATTAGTAAAAAGCCATCTATTTGAAAATAAGGATCAATAACACGCACTAGCGTATTGGGTTGCCACAAGCCTTGCTCATGCTCCCAACCTTGCACCGTATAATTTATTTGCGTCGAACGACCAAAGCGAGTACTCGCCTCAAAGCGCCCTCGCTTAGAAAGATCAGTCTCACCCTCTTCTGCATCAACGACCAATGGCCTGTATCGTTTAATTCCTACATCACGCTCAACGGCCACTGACTGAATTTGCTGCTCAAGGCTTATAGAGTCACCACCCGTTGACTGGGCTTTTACTCTATATTCACTAAAGCGATTGTTAATAGAAAACTGACCCGACGAAGACTTAATGTTGTTACCAAATACTAACGGCGTTTTTATTTGCTTGCTGCCAACTTGATCGATAACTAGATCGCCATCAGAAGAGCTTGTTAGCAATAAGCCACGACGACGACAAGCGCGCTCTATAACTTCGTGAGCATTACCGTCATCGACACGATGCTTTGGCAATGCCGCCCCAACGTCAACACCGCTAGCAACGATTAAACTAATACCAAAAGGTTTACAAATTGCTCGTGCAATTGAATCAACGGTTTGATTAATAAACTCACCACCGTCGACAATAGCCGAGCAATCAACAAGATCGCCGATAGCAGAACGACCAGTCATTGAATAACTATGATCACTGTCATCGTAGCGACCAGATATAATATCGATAAACCCCGTCACCACCGTTTTACCAGCCAACTCAACACGACAAGCACTACCAGGCGCAACGGGTAAAACCGAAACGCCATTAGTAAAACTTGCCGACAAGCCAACTGTAAACGAACTAGCAGCTTGATCGATTGCCTGAGTTACACTTACCTCCTTCCAGCCCGTATATATTTTACCGCCGACATATAATTTAACGTCAGACATTAATCACCTCAATATCACCACGGACAAAGCCCGGATGCGATACCGAGTTGCGATCTATAATTTGCTGTTCGTTAGCGACACTTCCTGTATATCTATAAGCAGCAACTAACACTGGAACCATTTGATTGAGCTTAATTTTTTGCAGCTGCGGTAAAGATGGAGAACGACTTTGCATATCTTGCTGTATTGCTGAACGCACCTCGACCAATTGACGATAAACTTTATCATCTGCGGTAAGGCTAACCGTATCGATTGCATTAACAACATCATTAACTTTATCTAACGCTTGAGATTGCGTTTCAAAATTAACATCAACCAATGTGCGCGATTCTTCTATCACAATTGCTTGCGCTATTAGCTGATTAGCTGCCGTGTTATTTTTTGCAATTCTCTGACGAGCAATCGTCTGAGATGCGGGCGCATTTAAATTATTTGTAAAATTTGCCAACGCCGACAAACGATTATTTTCACCTAATACTGCATTAAATATTGCATTGGCAACTAGCGAAGGGTTTTGTATTTCAGCCGCTAAATTATCTACTGATGAAAACGCGCTAACGCTAATATTTTTTATTGCGCTTTCAATACTGCTTAGCGTTAGCTCACGAACAAACTCAGGGCCCGTTACATTAAAGTTATCAACAAAAGAATCGATCGATGATTGCTTTGCTAGCCCCGCTTTAACGATAACCTCATTGCGCGTATCAACAACTCCGACGGGATTATTGTCAGTGCCTGCCTCTTCGGCTGTTAACTGAAAAGAAGCAAATCGACCCTGATAAGTAAACGTCGCCTCTACAGTGACACTTAGCTCACCCAAATACGGATGAACTAATTTGCCAGGTCCGGCTGTTTCAAAAGCATCCTGTAAGCGATTAGCTTGCTCAATAAAATCATCGCCATCAACACCGCCCACAATACTGTAGACGCGTTGTTTACGACCCAAGTCTTCACTGAAGGGCTGATCCCTTCCTGCGTATTCGTGATTTGCTCGACGACGACCAACCGTCGCCGTTGAGTCCTCCATTAAATAAAATGGAACGCCACGAAAAGACGCAGGGTTTAACTTATCTAACCATTTCGACATGTTAACCGCCCATTGCTGTACCAACATCAACAACCATGCCCATATTGGCGTTATCGTTGCGTATTTCCTTAACTCGCGGCCTACCTTCTGAATCAATTTTTATATGTAGGTTCCCGCCAACTTGAGTCTGGCTATTCGATACCGACGCAGATACTTGCGCAGCACCTTGACTACCAGATCCAAGAAGACGTGCCGCCCATGAAGGCAATAAATTTTGTAATTTTTTACTAATTGACGATAAAACATCGAAACCTGTAAATAATTTTAATAATTTATCAACTGACTTTATGATCAATACAAACGGATTGTTTTCGAACATAAATTTTGCAACGCTAGCAAAAATATTTTTAATTTTTGTAAACATCTGCACAAAATTAATGGCCAGCCTTACTGCTAATGCTGAGATAGAATCCCAGTTCTTATAAATAGCAATACCAATCCCAACAAGCACAGAAGCTGCTAAAATAAATAATCCAATTGGCGTTAATGCAATAGCAACACCCAATGCCTTAAATGCGGCAGCAAGCGATACGATGGCAAAAACAACTTTAAAACCAACAATGACCGCCATTGCCGTCATGATCGCATTAAAAATACCAATGTTATTGGATACCCACATAAAAATGCTGCCGACCTTACTGATCACATTTAAAAAAGTTGTCATTATTGGTTTAATTTTTTCAAGTCTACCAGGCAAAGCCTTTGCAAAACCATCTGCCCAACTGCTTACCGAAGGTCCATATTTTTGACCCAGCGCAATTAATTTATCAATCAATGGATTGAGTACTGGCACTAACTTTTCACCGATACGATTACGCAATCCAAGCAAGACTGCGCCAAGGTTTGTCGACTTATCGGTAAACACTTCGGCAGCTTTGGCAGCTTCCTCTGACATTACCAACCCTAAATCACGCGCCTCTTGACGCATTTTTTCCATGCTGCCTGTGCCATCTTTTGTCATCTGCACCATTGCGGTACCTCGAGTACCAAATAACTTCATAGCTACCGAGTTACGCTGCAATGGATTTTCAATTTTTTCTAATGCATTTAGGGTATCTACTAAGACCGCCTCGGTACCACGCAACTTTCCTTCGCTATCTTTAAATTTGACTCCTAGCAATTCAAAGGCTTTTGCCCCTTCACCAGCACCGCGAGCGGCCTCACCAGCTATACCACTAAATCTTTGAACTGCAGTATCAAATGCGCTAACAGAAACGCCAGAACGATCAGCAGCAAAACGGTATTCTTGCAAGGCCCTAACACCAATCCCCAATCGATGTGATGTTTTTGCGACATCGTCACCAGCATCTGCATATTTTTTTCCAAATGCAGCAATTGTACCTGCAGCGCCAATACCTAATAGCGCAGCCGATTTAACAATCCCACCAATAGCACGACCAGCAGCTTTTGCGTGAAAAACCGATTTCTTTAACGATCGATTTAATTTTTGCACACCAGCTGCACGCTTTAATTTATTTAAAGAACGATTGACTCTATCAATAGGCGCTTTTATTTTTTCAATCGTATCGCTTACTTTTTTAACTGGCGCGCTTAATTTATCGATAGCGCCAATAATTACTGACAATCTTTTTGTACTCATAACAAGCTAATCCTCAATGCCAGATTCTTTCTTAATTCGAACCGACTGAGCCCCCCAAAATAAAACACGAGATAAAGGCATTCGTTCTAACTCTGAAGGTTGAAATTTGAATGTATAAGCAATATCACCTATGAGTCTTCCAGAGTCTCTAGGCACTGAAGAGCCAAAGGGTTAACCACCTTCATAACCTTTAGAGAATCAATAGCACCTAACGCTTTAATCGTTGAAGGTGGCACTTTTGCCATGCTTGAAGCTAGATCGACAGTAGGAAATATAAAATCCTTTTCATCATTGAGCCTCATTGGCAGTGACATTAAATCACCACCATTAGGCTCATTAAGCACTAGCTGAGACAATTGCTCGCCGTGAGCTTCAACTGGTTTTTCAAGCTTTATTCTTACAGGCCATTTGCTAACTTGATCTGCCATTAGCTTAATTCCTCAGCTGACTTACCATCAAAGCGAAAAGAAATCATGCCCTCTTCGCCATTAACTTCACCCTCGCCAACTTGCCAAGCATCCCGCAAGACAATAGTTTTACTATTGGCTAGCTCTGCTGTAATTGTAACTCCGTCTAAATCTAAAAACTTAGCCACATCGAGAGTCCCCTTATCGATCAATTCGCCAGCGATGTAAGGCACCTGAGCCGCTTCTTTATAAAAGTGCTCATGAGCCGATGAAGACATGCTCTCGCGCTTAGATCGACCCAAGTTATAAGTAATAGAAGCACCCACTGCGTGCTGTTGACCATCGACGCTAAAAAATATGCGCCCTGCAATTCTGCTGTTACTCATTGTTAGTAATACTCCTACAGTCTAAAGTCGATACGCGATGCAACAATGCGCAGCTGATTAATTAAGTCCGGTGGCAAAATCATGTTTAAGCGATCGGGATTTGTTTCATCAATAGCAACACGCAAATCCGTTTTGAATTGATCGATATTTTCAATTAAACCAATATCAGCCCACTGACTTGCCAACGCGACCATCTCTGCCCGCATCTTTTTGGGCGTCATCACGTTATCGCCGCGCGAACCGTCACGGCCTAGCTTAAAGCGTGGGAATTTTTGTAAAATTCTTGCGCGCCAGGTGAACCGC